AACATTTGAGAATTGCATGTCGTTAGTTTCTCTGTAGAACCAATTACGCTGAACGAGCGTATTTGGATCTGTCCCTCGTGCATTCGTTCTGACAAAAACGCATCGGGCCAATTGGATTCAATGGCCTAACGCTGGAGCAGACGAAGTTGCACTCTAGCCCGTAATCCTTAGCAAGGATCTTTGATATAGCTGAATTTCCGGTGGTGTAACCAGTTTTTGACAGAAAAAAGGCCTTGAGATCTTCGAACTCATAACCACTCAAATCATAACGCTCCAAGACCGCTTGGTCTGTATGGAATGTTGGAGTAGTAGTCTTGAGTTTATATTCGAAGTCTTCAGTTACCTTTTTCTTCATCAAATCGGAACGCAAAGGAAAATTGGACTTGAACGCGTCCAGTAGTGGGAAATGACCATGAGTCATATACCCATTCAGCAATTCTCCTTGGAACTGTTGGGCTCTTAAGGTGACACTACCCTTACCGGGTAAATCACCTTTGCACGCCCCAGACATACGCAGGAGGACACCAATATTAAGAAAAGGTTGGTATCCACGTGCGTCACGTACGGGGGAGCACTTGAGGAATTGCAAGTCTTCAGGACGCTTGCAGGTATCCTTAGTTATTATATATCCAGCTTTCAACGCCGCGTCTTCGACAGACAAATGGGGATTTCTGCGGATGGCCATGATAATGAGCAAATTGGCCACATTGTTGATAGATGTGGTGAGCGTGGATCCAGAGTACAACCGCGGGAACCTTGGTTTGAGGAGCACGACACGCTTGTACTTAGAGCAGGATTCGATGCGAATGGGCTTCGAACACTGGTCAATCAATACTTGTATGTCGTGTTTCATGGAGGGAGCTAGTGTTTTAAGAGTCTCAAAAACACCAGGACCATGAGATGTATCACAAGAGGAGATGTCAAGATTCATCATGTGCACCTTCCCTTCACCATCACGGTATGAGTAACATGCATCATCAGAAAAATAAATGAAGACAAAGTTACCAGGCGGGTCAATCAAATCGTCAAAACATTTTTTGAGGACGACAGGATCGGGAGTTTTAACAAACTGCGCATACCCACCATCAAACTCGTAAGGCTTCGACGATTGTGCCTCTTTGAACTTCTCCATCGGGCGGTACCCCTGAAGGGACGCCGCAACTCCAAGGTCACCAATCATACGAGGAAACTTACCCGGTTTGGCATATTCCTCTCTCTTCAACTTGTACAATACGGATGCCACGAACTCACGCCGAGCCACCTCACCAGTGTCAATTAAATCTTTCATACATTGTTCACGCAACTTACGTTTTGGATGAGGGTCAGAAACATGCTGAACCATCTCATCGAAGTGTGTAGGATTCATAGTAAAGTGTTCAGAATAGAGATTTGAAATATGCTCCAATTCTGGTTGCACCTGACTAATGAATCGACTTTGGTTGCGAAACAAAATATGCTCGGTTGCATTCACGTATTGCGAGTTAGCAGGAATGGGTCCACGAATGTGCATACGGGCGGCAGTCATCCTCCTCAACGCCAAGCGCTCACAATTGTCACATTTGCAATAGGTGACAGCATTTGTTGAAACAGCTGGGCCGAAGACTGTACGGTAAAATAGATCATCTCTCGAATTGGAGTCGACGGGGAAGCGAACCTCACCGTTGACCCACCATTGTTTTCCAGAGAGACATACAAATTCTTGGTTGAATAAGTACTCTTTATCTACTTCGCACGAAACAGTCCCGGTCCTGTAGACACCACGCCACTCGGGATCTGATGTAACGTGGTGTCTGACTGAAAAGACTGGATGGACATCTTGTCTTTCACAATACGACCAACTTTAATATCGCGAATGGTCATGCGATTATGGACAAACATCAACGTGTTCTCCAACCAGGCGTTGTCAAACCCGGGAGGATAAATTTTACCCGCAGTCTCAAGAAGCATCAGGCGAATAAAAGGGATGGTCCCGGGATTCATAGTCCCATCCGGTGCGTAACAAGTGCGCGACGCCATGGCAATGGAATCAAGAACAGCAGCGGCGAGCTGGTAATAAATGGGGCACAAGGCATAGGATTTAAATCCAGCCTGCTCGACCCAATTTATCTTACCAGTGGAATCACCTGTGCAATAGGCACCCTTCTTACACCAAAATGCATGAAAACCAGTGCGCTGGACGGAATGATTAGTCATAACATAATCATCAGTCCTGACACTTTTACCCAACACGGTCGGGAGCTGGTGCCAAACACGAGGTTTAACCACTTTAGACACACTCTTGATGAACTTGTGCTTCATCCACGCCCTGAATCCGTTCGCCACGCCTGGTAACACGAAATCGTAGATAGGAGCATCGTGAACCTCGGGAACGAGGAATTTAGTACTCTTACCGGTTGGCAAATTCTTTGGCAGTGGCCCAGTGTATGGTTGCCCCTTGACGACGATCTTGTGACCAGAGGCATACACAGTAAACACACTAGCCACATTGCGCTTAGGTGTAACCACGGGGATCTTGGACAACCCTTGCGGTGTCATAACAAGCGTGAATTTTGGCGAACGATAGGTCTGTGGCGTCAAAATAGCTTGCTGCACGGATAGAGGTGGTGGTGGCGGCGGGCGCAAACCTGGATACGGTACCCCTCTCAAAGCTCGAGCTGGTGGAGGTGGCGGTCGTCGCACTCGCTCAACAGACCCAGGGGGCGGAGCCTGGGCAAACGCGTCGGCCACAGATGGGCAGGGGATTAACGGCGGGCGCTCAAAGGGGGGTGCAGATGGCCGCGGAGGAACGTAGAGCGCACCAGTAATGAGGTCCAACATACCTCCTTCTTGGACCGGTTCACGCACAGCAGCGCGTCTACGCGCTATCTCAATAATCTGTGCCTCTGTCAGTCCTTGTGCCTCATAATCGTCCCACTCATCGGCATCCATCTCATAAACGGATACATCCCCCTCATCTCCCTCATCCTCCATAGCTTCCTTCTCCTCAACCAGGTCATCTTCAGGCCTAACACGATGAAGCCTTTCGGCATCTCCTGAGAGTGTCTCAGTGTTAGTTCCATCCCTTAAAGATTCCTTGGTATCCGAATTGGAAAGCTGTGGCGCATCGTCATCCACATAAGAACAATGCGTACATTCTCCGCCACAACGAGCGCGACACTCGGGGGCCACACTGAAATCATCTTCCGCTAACATGGACTCATAGTCGGTGACAGACATGTTGGGGCGGAACTGTAGCACCTCCTGGTGGTCAGTGACGGGGTGATAATGAGGCGCAACCAAGGTGCATCCGACAATCCGACACTTCCATGCGCGACCATGTCGGAGCAGATGTTTTTTGATTATGCGCTGATCACCAGATGTCTTCTTCCCATCACCCCCGGGTTCAGAGCCCACCGGTGACTTCCCAGGACGCGGCCTACGGCGAATGCCCTTATGCCAGTGCGGGCCCGGACGAATACAGGTGCGCCCGGCAGCGCACTCCACATACGCAAAGATGTTGGATTTCGGTGGCTCGCGAAACTTCTTCTTCATCCAGACCTGCGACTTCGGGGGACCTGGATTGGGCTCAACACCAATTAATGGTGGAGCAGGTACAAAACCCACCGCCTCATCGATCTGTATTGTGCGCACGAGGCTGTGAAAGAACTTGCTGAAGGACTCGTCGGGGCAGTCAGAAGGCTCCAAACCCTCATAATCCAGATTCTCCCAGTTCTCACAATGGTACCAAGAATACACTTCACTATGTGAAACGGCTTCACGCCATAGCCTGCCCCATTTCGGGGGCATGTCATCGATGAATGTAACAAACTCATCAATGCACAAGGCCATGTGGACGAAACCATTCACATCTTCAACAACTGAAAAATGTGGATCAGCAAACTGCATCATAACGCTGAACCACTTAAACTCAACACTTCTTGGCCTCCAGATAACCACACCAGTGTCCACCCATGCTTGGAGAGCGGGCGTGGCGCGATAAAAATACAACCTACCCCACAACCTAGCTTCATAATCCGAGGTGTAAGAACCTATGTACCCCAACACAACATGGTGAAGGTCTCGCGGCAATGAGAGCACCAGGTTGTGTTGTGACGGTTCAAGAACCATGTGGAATGAGGGACCGTGATGAGAAACTAACACGGA